GCTTTGATCTGACATGAAACTGCTTCCACCCATAAATTATCCGTTTGTTGTTGTTAAGTTTGGTCCAGAAAATTTATCTGTGAGTAATGTGTAAGCCGCTACATTAGTCTTTGTCTTACAGAAAATTCCTTTAGGAAATAAAATCCCATCTTCAGGAAAATTAAAATTAATTACATCTCCTGTTGGTACATCTGCTTGGAATAAGGTTGTACCTGAATTTGATGTAGTTGTTAATTCTAATACTCCTGCTCCTCCACCATCAGAAGCAATGATAATTCCCCGTAATCTTATTGGTGCTGCAATTATTGCTGTAGCTCCTGCTGCTGCTGCAGATCTAGTTGCTTGTATGTCAGTTTTAGCTGCCATTAAAATCTCCTTAAGTTTGTGGCTCCCGTAGGAGCCACAAGTTTATTATTAAGCGTCTGCAAAAGGTGTAACAATTGTGCCGTCACCAATTAAAAGACCTTCAACCATATAAGTATTATCAGCTGTTGCTGTAAACTTTACTCTTGAACCAATAAGACCACCTTTAGTAGCATTACCAGTTCCAGCTTCACCGTTAAGGTTCATTACATCGTTTGATGCTGCAGGTACAAAAGCTTTTTTTGAACCATCATTTACACCAACCATAATTGAACCAACAAATTTATCTGTGCCGTCAGTTGAAATAGAACCAGTAAATTCATCTATGAAAAGAATTTCAAAAGTTGTTCCTACTGTGCTCTTGTTGTTCGGATCACTTCCTGGACCTGCTGATGCACTATCTGCAGTAGCAATGATTGTTGGAAGTGTAATTGCAGTTGGAGTTCCAACTGGGTCCATAGTCACAATTCTTCCTGCATGGTCAGCAACTGTTAAATCAGTTGCAGCAGTAAGAGCTATTACTGAACCTGGGCCAATAGATTGAAAACCATTTTTCGATCTGACTGGTCCGTCAAATGTAGTATTTGCCATAATATTCTCCTTTGTATAGCATTAATTTGTAGTCTCTATACCGTCTGCCTAGTCAGTCTACAAATTATATTTTCTAGGTCTTTTTATTATACATAAAAAAAGGGGCGATGTGAACACCGCCCCTTTAAAGTAATACTAGTGATTAGTATTAGCTAGTTGGTAGATTTCCGTTACCAAAAATACATCTTGGATCAGAAAATCCAAAAGAGTATCTTTCTCTAGCTTTAAATCTTACATTACCAGTATCGAAGTCTCCTTCAATCGCAGTTTTGATTGGCGATCTAACGAAATGTTTTAGTCCGTTAGGCACATCAGTCAATAGGAAGTAAGAGTCAGTATCAGTTAAGAAATTGTTAACTGAATATCCTTCTGGTACCATACCCATTGAAGCGATTGCGTTGATATCGTTATCAGCAGTTGAAGTTCTTTGAGGTGATTTCATCAATCTCTCAGCAGTAAATTGTAATTCTTTTGGAATTATCATTTTTCTACCTTGAGCAGCGATTCTTAAACCTCTTTCATCTACAAATCCTGCGATATCAATTAACGACTGTTCTAATGAAGTTTCATTAAGATCTGCAGCAGTTGCAAGAACGTTTGCAAATTGTCCACCTGTTGCAAGTGGGTGATCAGAAGCTATTAAAGGCTTCCCGTCACCACCTGTTACGGCAGTAAATTGTGCTTGGTTCAATACGTTTGCAGCTTTAACTTGCTTCGTATTAGACATTGATCTTGCAAGAGCTCTTGTGTATCTCGCTGCAAGTCTGTCGTATAGGTTATCTTCGATTGCTTCTTCAGTGATAGCAAATGCTAAAGCGATTGTTTCGTGGTTGTATCTAGCTGTGAATGTTTCACCTGCTGTATCAAACACTACTCCAGCACCTTCTTGTTTTGTTGGTGCAGAAGCGAAACCACTTAACATTACTTCTTCTTCAAAAGCTCTGTCAGATGTTTCAGTAGTGAAAATCTCCGCATGTTGATTTTCATATCTGTTATATTCCAGGCCGAATAAAGCGTTCAAACCTGGCTCTAGTTCTTTAACTAGTTGTGATCGTGTTATAGCCATGATTTATTCTCCTTATGCTAAGCCTGTTCCACTTCTGTAGAAGTGGTTGTTGATTCTAACAAGAATATTTGCGTTAGCCGAACCAGTGTCAGAATTTTCTGGATCTTGACAAATATCAATCGCTTGAATTGCGAAAGTAGTTGCAGTTCCAGAAACACTAACATCTAGTTGTTGTTTCGATAATCCTGTTGTTGTTACACCTGTTGTATTTGTAACAGAGTAGTTCTTGTACAGATCAGCTCTTGTAAAAGCCGCATCAGCATCTATCAAGAATACTGCATCTGGATCGTCAATGACGAATGCAGTAATATCACTAGCAGCTATGCCGCCTGGATAGAAATTACTGAAAGTTGGCTTCTTTGTAGTTGGGTCTGTGTAAAAACATCCGTTAAAAACACCCACAACAGCATCTGATGTGTTAGGACCATGTCTTTGGATATTTCCAGTTCCTAATGGTTCTACCATTTCTCCTTGGAAAATCGCATCTGAATATCCTGACGCAATCGTATATCTGTTTTGAGCTCCAACTAATGGTGTACCGTCTAGTTTTCTGTAAGGTCTTAGACCAAACTTTTCACTTACGTTTGCCATGTTATGTTTCTCCTTTTAACAGTTTATTTTTACCCCTGTGGCTATTGCAAAATTATTTTTTGCGACTACCACCAAAGGTTACTCTCGACTGTCTATCAATATTGATAGGCATGTCGGGATGCTGTTCCTTCATAAGATCGTTGTCAACCGCGTTCATTCTATCTTGAGTAATTTTTGCAAAATACTCAGCACGTGCAACCAAAATCTCTTCTGGTATCCTTCCCAGCACAAGGCCTCCTATTCCAATACACCCCTCGTATTTTCCTTCAGAGTAGAAAGGATATTTGTTTTCGCCAACCTCGTTTTGCACTTGTTCGACTGTTACAAATTCCCAACCCTCTCTCATTTTTTTGGATACATTAGCAGTATCCTCAAAACCCTGAACGTTAGTACGGATCCATCTATGGGCGTACCCGTTAGGTGCAGGTGGTGCATCCAAACTGGATGGTGGAGTCCAAAGTTTTTTTGCTTCTTTCGAAACTTTTTTCTCTGACTCCCGTGAAGTTCTATTAATTGTACTCATACTATTTATCCTCCTTCACGTATCTAGCGTATTCCTCTAGTGGCACCCCTAATCGTTTAGCAATAGCTACCTGTGATTTGGTGAGTTTCACAGTTCTGCGTCCCTGTTGACTACGACCTGCCGAGGCCACCGTTTGGACGGGTTTTGGTGTCTCTTTTTTTGGCTCATCTGTAGTGTTATCAAAACTATCAGGAAAATACTTCCTAAGTCTTGAATTAACTTCATTATAATACTCATCACTGTCCACTTCAATACCCTCTTGTGAAATATTGTTGTGAATTGTAATAGCAGCATTAGTCATGACTTCATCAGTTCCAAACCATTTATTATCCTCTGCCCACTTCTTTGCTTTTGGAGTAATTTGTGGCATAGAATCTGATGTTCCGCTGTTTGAGGTATCAGCTTGTACGTTTTTTTGTTGTTTATTTTCTTCTTCAAGCTTCTTTTTTTCTTCACGATTTTGTAACTCTAATCTTGCTTTTTCTTTTTCTACAGCTAATTGAGTTAATTTATCGTTTGCTTCCATAATTTGTGAAGCATCTTGTTTTTCGATAGCTTGTTGAAGAGCTACTTTGACCTGTTCTCTTTGAGCATCCACTCTAGCATCTAATTCCTTAAGATACTGTTCGTCTGTGGTATTTAACTTTTTGAGATTAGTATCAAATTTTTTCTTAACACCCTCTGCATATTCTAAAGCTGCTTTTTCTCGTCTTTCAGCTTCTTTTTTTTGAAAGACAAGTTTATCAATTCTTTTTTGATAATCTCTTCTAGATTCTTGCAGGTTGGGTTTTTCTTGATCAGATTTTTTTTCAACCTTATCTTTTACTTCAACTTCTTTTTTTTCGTCTTCAGTAATTTCAATATTAGGTTTATCCTTTTTATCATCTGATGGTTTACTATGATCTGTATACTCAAGATCAACTTCGCCTAAATTAAGATTAGGCTCTTTTTTTTCTTCAGTCTTATCTTCAACTTCGACTTTTTCTTCTTTTAAGCCATCAGTATCTAATTCGACTTCTTTTTCTTTTGCTAATAGAGCTTCCGCACTATAGTCTTTTGTTTCTGCCATTTTAATCCTCCTTTAGAATAAGTGGAGAATATCTTCTGGCTTTCCTATAGTTCCTATAATTTCGTCATCATTGAGTATACGGTGCTCACCATATTTCGTTTGAAATCTACTTCCAGAGTATCTGCCGTAAACGACAAATTCACCTTCTTTACACCAAGGTCCCTTTGGAAATTTTTCTTTATCCTCATAGCAGAGATCACCCATTTTTACGACTAATCCAACGACTGTAGTCATTTGAATTTTATCTTGGGTTTCATCTGCAAGTATGACACCACCTTTTGTTTTTGCTTGTCCAGACCATGGTCTAACTA